ATCGATACTAAAGAGCTAAAACGTGACGATAAAAAAGAAAAAAAGGAACACGAAAAAGACGCTCTTAAAGATGACGATAGCAAAATCAAAAAACTTAAGAAGGGTAAACCTTCTGAGAAGAAAAGCGTAGAAGTTCATGATATAAAGAAGGACGAAAAGTATGATAAGAAAAAGCTCAAGCAAATGAAGAGCGCAGTCCTTTCTACTAAAAATAAAAATGACCTACCCGATTCAGATTTTGCTTATATCGAACCGGGAGGAGAAAAAGACTCTGAGGGAAAGACTGTACCTCGTTCATTGCGTCACCTTCCAATTAATGACGCTGCTCATGTACGTAATGCACTAGCTAGGTTGAATCAAACCAAAATCAGTGAAGAGGCCAAAAAAGCAGCCCTAAAAAAAATTAAAGCTGCGGCTAAGAAGTTTGGAATTAAAGTAAGTGAAGCATCGGCTTCTATAGACTACTCCGAACTATATTAATCGTTCTATAGAAATGAAAAAGCCCCGCGCAATGCGGGGCTTTATTTTTATATAGATAACTTATTCTCCGGGTTTATTCCC